CCGGTGACAAATTAGAACGCGTCAAGTGGATTAGTTCCACGAAGTGTTACTTGGTGCACGTGCCTAACATGACAAATTACATAAATCTATTCCTTCCCATGAACAATCACGTGGACCAGAAGGTTGAGGATTTGATCAAGGCTGGTGCTCGCGTGTATTATCGTGACATGCGTGGATACTTGAAGATAAACCGCACGGTGAATAGCACGATTGGCCACAATCAGCACCACCGGCCCGATTTTTACTCCAAAAACTACCCCGATGCCACGCGTAAGTCGTTGAAGTATGGATACTAGGCGGCCAATGACATGAAGCCTTTGTCAAAGTCGAACGTTTGATATCCGGTGTAGTACATGTGCAGTGAGTATGTGTTTGATATTCCTGGTTGGAGTTTGCAGTCGAGGACTGTTTTGTCTGACTGGAGTTGATCGAAGGCCAGGCTTCCCGATGGGTCCACGTTGACTGGGTTCATCGAGAAGCTGTACGTGTAAATATTCCTTATGGGCCTGGACAATCTTTTTTGGAATGGCTGGAGGTATTTGTAGAACACGTGATCTGTGGACGTGATGTCTGGGAGTGCATTTCCTTGGATGAAGAACTTGGCGTCTAGCATCACTGGTGAGAAGAAGGTGTAGAGTTCGTCAAAGTTTACGTTACTACTAAAGTTAAATCTGTTATTGATGTAAAATTTTCCTTCATCTGTTTCTCCATCTTCCTTGATGGTTCTTCTGTTTTCGAACCTGTTATCGCGGAAGAACCAGTGGATGCACTTGACTGGAATTTTCGGCACGAGGCCTAATTTGATGTTGCTTCCAAGTGTCACGTCTTGAAGTGAGGGGTGTTTCACGACGAGATCTGTCACGAGCCTGTAGGGTTCTCTCATGAAGTACAATCTTTCCTCGGGTTCGAGTGTGATTTCTTCGGTGATGATTTCGAAGCTCTGGAGGCCCAACGTGGATGCTGTGTTTGAGAAAAAGTTTTGATGGTGGAACTCGAATTCGAATTCTATGTTTTGTTTGTGGCAAGCGCACGCTGGGAAGTAAGGTCTATTTGGTTGATTGGTTTCGTGTTCGTCTGCGGCATACTTTCTTCCGAAGAAGAAATGCATGGGTACGATGAGGTCTGATTTGTATCGTGCGTAGGTTTCGTTGAGTTCACTGGCGTCGAAGGCGATGCTTCTGTTGACTAAGAACCTGTTGGCAACTTTCTCCGACATCTCCAAGTAGAGTTCGTCGTAGATGACCCCCCAATCATCGTGAATTTCTTCCACGACGAGTTCGTCCACACGCATCCTGGCGACCCGGACGAGGTGTCTTCCGAGTTGATCTGCGTAGTTCTCACCCGAGTTCAGTGCTGGCATGGTCACGCTGAGGTACATGTTGGCCAACAGGTCTCCCATGTTTTGTGGTGACATGCGCACCTTGATTGTTTGGCCGAAGGGCCAGTCAGGTGGTGCCTGTGGTGGTTTGAGTACGTTGGTTACTCTGTGAAACTTTCTAAAGTTGGAGTGTTGCCTCGAGTTGTCATATTTGAACAGTGAGTTTTCCGGATCACAACTAAGCAGGTAGGTGTCTTGGTGCCCGACGGCACTTAAAACTACTTCAGCAGCTTCACCACCCATTACTGTTAGATTACAAATTATTTATATCTCTAATCCACAAGTCCACGTGTGACATTTTCTGCAGTCGTTCATATTCAGCTTTTGATTTTTCCGCATCCTTCATGAGATCGTCCACGGCCTCAGCTGTGTACTGCCAGGTTTTGATGTCCAATAGGTAATCGAATTTTCCGTCCACCATAGGAAAGTGATGGATCATTTCTTTTTCGAGATCCTTTCTTGATCTTTTGAAAACTTTCAACTTTCCTTCGATGACCATGTGGACGAAGGCGGCCTTGTGTGTGCATATCCTCAACTTTTTCTCATGTTGTTGGAGATCGTGAGTTTTCCTCTTCTTGTAGTAGTCGGCCCTTATGGCCACGAAGTCACGAAGTATTTGTTCTGGGCTGTGATACTTGTGGATGCCTTTGGTTGGGTGGAAGAGATGCATGTTTGTTAGATGGATGGATTTGGAAAGTTTGAAATCCTTGACGACATCATCTCCTTCGTAGCCTTCTATGTCAAACTTGACTTCATCCGTGGTTGAGTTGTTGACGTAGGATGAGATGATTTTCTTTTCCACCATGGTGTCTAACATTTCTCTGAAATCCTGTGTCCACCGGCCCGGAGGGAGTTCTGTGATTGTGATTTTCTTTGGCCATTTTCTGTAGATGCCTTCGGCGACCCATGCGTTGGTGAGATCTGATTTGGTCATGGTGCCCTTGAACCCGCGGTAGAAGGGTTTCATTTCTTTGGTTTCCAAACCTTTGAGAATTTTCGTGATGTTTTCTTTGATGTCTTCTGGGTCGAAGGGTGGTATGAATGAGCTGTACCCAGTGCCGATGCCTTCAGTGCCATTGATGAGCACCGTGGGGAGCACGGGAACGAAGTATTCTGGTTCGACAAGTTTCCCATCGTCGTCCACATATGTGAGAACTGGATCATCAGCACTGTGAAATAATTTTCTAGCTTCCGTTGCTAACTTGGTGAAAATGTACCTCGTTTGTGATGCGTCCTTCCCACCCATGAGGCGTGTTCCGAACTGCCCACATGGGACCAAAAGGTTAATGTTGTTCGACCCCACGAAGTCATTGGCCAGTTTCACGATGGTCTCGGCCAGTGATACTTCTCCGTGATGGTAGGCTGTTTTTTCACTCACGTAGGCTGCGAGTTGTGCCACCTTCATTTCATCCTTGAGGTTCTTCATGAAGCACGCGTACAGGACTTTCCTTTGTGATGGTTTGAAACCGTCGGCCACGTGTGCGATGGATCTCTTGAGATCGGCCAAAGAAAAGTTGACCAGATCTTTGTGTACAAAGTCACCGATTGACAGAGTGTTTATGTTCCCGTACGGCACTTCCAATTCACTTTTTTCTTTGACTGTATTTTCCAAAAGCCACGATTTTCTATCGTCCGCTTTCTTCTTGTCGAAGGCCAAGACTATGGATTTATCAGTCATGATGTCTGCGTCGAACATGACTGTGAGTTTTTCAATTTCCTTAAAGTACTCTCTGGCTTCCGCGGATGTCGATGTGCCTAGACCCTTGTAGTATTTGATTTTCCACGCAGCCTTACCTTGGCCGTACCAAGTTCTGAATGCACTTTCGGTGTAGAATGACATGGCATCCTTCCCTTTGGTGGCTTTGATGATGGGGGTCACCATGCTCACGACAAAATTCAGCTTGAGTAGGCTTGGCCAGAAGTAGTGGAACATGTTGAGTATGAGGCCTTTGATGTGTGACCCATCGTGATCGGCATCTGTCATGATCATTAACCTTCCATATCTGAGATCATTTGTGTTTTCGTAGATTTTTCCTTGTTGTAATCCTAAAATTTTTTTGAGATCATTGAATTCCTGGTTGGCCGTTAACATGTTAACGGATGCATCCCTGACATTTTTACATTTCCCTCTGAGTGGGAACACGCCATAGCTGTCCCTTCCCACAACTGATAGTCCAGCCACGGCGAGTGTCTTGGCCGAATCACCTTCGGTGATGATGAGAGTGCACTTGGACGACTTGGCCGTACCTGCCCAGTTTGCATCATCGAGTTTGGGTATTCCAGTGATCCGTGATTTCCTCGCACCCCCGTCAGTCTTTTTGAGTTGTTGGAGTTCTTTGTATTTTGAGTAGGCCGCGAGTTCATCTTGGATCCCAGTTTTCAAGGCATTTTTTATGAAACTCTTGGAGGTTATTTCAAATTTGCTGCCAAAGTCTTGAGCCTTTGATGTGCATTCCGATTTCACCTGCGATGAGAAGGTTGGATTTTCTATGGTAGCCTTGACGAAGAGCGTGAATGCATTCTTCACCTGTTGTGGTTTGAGTTTGAGTTTCTTGGCCATGTCATCTATGATTCCGGCCGCGATCACGGATGCCACGTGGTCCACGTGTGTTCCACCTTTCGTGGTGCATATCCCGTTGACAAAGCTCACTTGTTGAAACCCATCTTGTGAAGGCCCAATGCACACGGACCACCTATCACTGTTGAGTGTGGTGACTTCCGTGACCCCTTCGTGCATTTTGGCATACTTTTCGAACGACGATTTTGGTAAGGGTTCACCTTGGAACTTGACTTTGCAGTTTTGTCCGGTACAGACGTTACAGTCCCAGACCCTTTTTTCAAAAATTTTGAACACGTAATCATTCATCTTGACCATCCTAAACTTGGACCAATCTGGTGTGAATTTGATGGTCACCTGTGAAGAGTTGGCTGCATGTTTTTTTATTTTTGCTTCTTGGCACACAGTCATGTTGTCCGACCAACTTTGTGTATATACTTTGTGTTCGACCCCATCTTTGATTTCAATTTCAAATTTCGTGGAATATATGTTTGCCAGTTTGGCCCCATATCCATTCCTCCCCCCGACAATTCTTTTTGTGGTGTCGTCGTAGTTTGTGCTTGTCAGGAGGTGACCGAAGACGAGTTCGGGGTTCCACGCCTCGCATTTATCGTTGTACTTCACTGTGAGCCCCCCGAGTGGGCCGTTGTTGGTGACTGTGATGGACCCTTCTTCCTTGTCCACGTGGACGGATATGGCCGTGACGTCTTTAGGGTGCAGTGAGTGACGATCTATCGCGTTGACTAAGATTTCGTCGAACACCTTGAGGAGAGCCGGAGGATAGGATATGAGTTCCTTCGTGAAATGTTCTTTATCAGGTGAAAGGATCCAGTAGAGTTCGGTTGATGGTTCCACGGGACCGACATAACTATCTGGCCTTTTAAGAATATGTTCGAGGTGTGAGAGTTTTTGAACTTCTTCTTGCATGATGCGTCATGAAGTGAAGACTTTGATTTCATTAAGGGGGTGAAAAAAAAAGTTTTGATTTTTGATTCATATATGATTGGATGATGTATTCATGAGTGGTGAAAAAAAATATCTGTTAATAATTAACTATGGCATCCAACAGTGGTTTGCCCATTGTGATGATATTCCTGTTCGTGGGATTGATGAGTGCTATCACCGTCGGTGTTGGTTCTTACACGTGCACTGGAGGTACGTGGGATTACAGTAATTTTGATTCGGAATTGTGTACCGTATGGCCGGAAGAGACGCAACCACGCACGGGCCCTTCACCTGATACGGGTGATGCTATTTCAGATGAACTTACCTCTTCTCCTGGCGTGATAGCTGTCCGTTGCCAGGATAACACGACGATCACAGATTGTTTAGCTACAGAAGGATGTACATGGGATGATGACTTCGCTATGTGTCGCTTACAGAAAACTGAGGATGATGAGGAAGGATGTGGAATTTACACAAGTGAACTGACTTGTCCGACTGACTGTGAATGGAATGCGTCTACGGGCACTTGTGATAATCCTCCACCATGTGACTTGGCTTTGACAAATGTCGATTCTGATGGTAATCCGGTATGCCAACGAACCCCCGCTCTTTATGACAAGTGTATTTGGGATACGAAACAGTATCTTTGCCGTGATCGTGCTGGATGTGAAAAGGTTCTTACATCCGGTGTTTGCAATGAAACAGAGGGGTGTGAGTGGAACGGTAACTACTGCCAGGCCAAGGTTCCAATTGAAAGTCGTCCATGTTCTGAGCAGGTGTTTGTGAAGGACAGCAACTCTTGTTACCAGAATGCCGAACGGGCCATTGGTATGGCATGGGATTTCAATGATAATTCAACAGCGCGTGCGTGCCAGGACAAGATTAACCAGTACAGGGTGAAGATCAAGTCTAGTAAGGATGACTACCAGACTTATAAAGAATTCACCATTCCTGGCACGGCGCAACAGGTTGGTGTGCAAAACATCGATGAGGATTTCTGGGGATCTACGATGAAAATCATTGTTGACGCGTACGATGTGT